ACGACGCGCTCCAGCGTGACGGGGTATTGATGGCCGAGGTCTACGACGCGCCGACTGACGAGCCCGCCGGCTACGGCGACGACACGCAGCCCATGCCCGATCAGGGTATGGATGTGCAGTCGCGCATCATGCAACTGGAGACGTGGGCGCAAAGCCGCAATGTGGCCGCCGATCTGAAGTCGGATTACCTGAACGAACTCGGCGCCAAGGTCATCCGCGAATACAAGATCGACGAGACGAGCCGCGACGAGTGGCGGGACCGGGCTCAAAAATCGCTGGAGAAAGCCAAGCTGAAGAAGGGCGTCAAGAATTACCCCTTCGACGGCGCCAGCAACGTCAAGTACCCGCTGCTCACCGTGGCCGCGCTGCAGTTCGCGAGCCGCGCCTATCCCGCGATCGTGGACGGGCAGCGCATCGTCAAAGGGCAGGTCGTCGGCGCTGATCCCGAGGGCATCAAGCGCAGCCGCGCTGAGCGCATCGGCCGGCATATGTCCTGGCAGCTCACCGACGAAATGCCAGAGTGGGAAGACGACACCGATTGGTTGCTCCATCAGCTGCCGGTCGTCGGCTGTGCGTTCCGCAAGGTCTGGCACGACCCGATTGACGGCCGGCATCGCAGCGAGATGGTGTCGGCGCTCGATCTGTGCGTGAACATCAAGACGCGCGATCTGGTGTCGGTGCCGCGCATATCACAATGCTTCTATCTCTATCCGCACGAGATCGAAGAGAGGGTCGCCGAGGGCGATTTTATCGAGCACGAGTATTACGGCTCGTCCTACTCCAGCGACGACGACGACGCGCCGCATCAGTACATCGAGCAATATCGGCTGATCGATCTGGACGGTGACGGGCTGCGCGAGCCCTGGGTCGTGACCGTTCACAAGGATACCGAGCGGGTCGCGCGCATTGTCGCCAATTACGACGTGGAACAGATCGTCATCGGGCCGAAGGGCCTCGCGCGCATCCCGCGCATGCAGCGGTTCGTGAAGTATCCTTTCTTCAAGGACCCGTCTGGCGGCTTTTACGACCTGGGGCTCGGCGAGTTGCTTGAGGCGCCGGCCGAGGTCATCGATGCGACCATCAATCAGATGATGGACGCGGGCCACCTGCAGAACGCGGGCGGCGGCTTTATCGGCTCGGGCATTCGGTTCAAGAAGGGCGAGCTTCGGATGGCGCCCGGCAAGTACCACGTCGTTCAAGCGTCGGGCGCCGAGTTGCGCAACTCGATCTACAATTTCGAGCACCCTGGCCCGAGCCCAGTGCTGTTCCAGCTGCTTGGCATGATGGTCGAGAGCGGCAAAGAGATCGCCAACATCAAGGACATTCTGTCCGGCGACATGCCCCGCCAGCAGACCGCAACGACCACGCTCGCCATGATCGAGCAGGGGATGAAGGTCTATACGGCGATCTATAAGCGGGTGTACCGCGCTTTGCGCGACGAGTTTAGGCTGCTCTATGGGCTTAATGCCCGTTACCTCGATCCGCAGCGTTACACGACTGTGCTGGACGACCAGCAGGCGATCAGCGTCGACGATTACAATCTCGACGCGGTGGACGTGTCGCCGGTCGCCGATCCGAACATTGTGACCGATGCGCAGCGGTTGACGCGCGCGCAGGTGTATCTCGAGGTCGGCAGCAGCCCGGCGGCCGCACAAGCCGGCGTGGATGTCCGCGAGTGCTTCAAGCGGTTCTTCGACGCCATCGGAGCCGATGAGGTTGAGAAGCTCATCCCGCCTCCGCCCGAGGGGCCGGGGCCGATGGAAGAGCTACAGGCGCGCGGCATGACGGCTGAGGTCGAGGGCAAAGAGGCCGAGACGCAGCTTAAGAAGATCGAGGCAGGCCTGGCCGATGAGCAGTCGGCTGTGATGTTCGGCGATGATCTGAGGCGTCGCTTCGCCGAGCTGACAGGGCAAGAGGGCATGACGCCGGAGCAAGCGCAGGAAATGGCAATGGTGCCGCAGTGAAGATCAGCCAAGACGACTTCGATGCGTGGCAGGGCAACCCGGTCACGGAAGCGTTTTTCCGGCGTATCGGCGACATGAGAGAGGAACTGGTCGCGGCTTGGGAAGACGCGCTAGGGCAATCAATGCGTGCGGACGAGTTGCAGATGTTGCGTGTCGAGATCAAGTCAAAGCGAGAGCTACTGAGCGAGCTAGACGACATCACCGTTGAGGACATCAATGACAGCAACGAAGGCCAGAAAGCCTGAGCCAGCGCCGGTCAAGCCGGCTCCGCTCAATACGACAGGTATCCGTCCGATCGAGTTCAACGTGCTGGTCGCCCCCAAGGCGGTCGACAAGACCACGAAGGGCGGCATCATCATTCCGGAACTGACGCAGGATCGCCTGCAGGCGGCGGCCGTCGAAGGCACCGTGATCGAGGTGAGCCCGCTGGCGTTCTCGTATGACGACTGGCCCGACGAGCACAAGCCGCGACCCGGCGACACCGTCGTCTATGCGAAGTTCGCCGGGATGTCGATCGAGCGCGGCGGCGTCGACTATCGCCTCATCAAAGACAAGGACATCGCGGCCGTGGTGAGGGCGCATGGCTGACGAGCTACTCCAGCAACAGCCCGACGCGCCAGCACCTGAGCAGGCGCAGCCCGAGGCCGAGCAGACGGCGCATGTCGATGCCGGCGACGATGGCGACGCGCCAAGTCCCGAGATCGAGGCGAAGGCCCGCGAGATCGGCTGGGTCCCGCGCGACCAGTGGCGCGGCAATCCCGATGTGTGGCGGCCGGCAGACGAGTACGTGCGGCGCGGTGAAGAAGTGCTGCCGATCGTGCGCAGCAACCTCGAAAAGGAGCGCGCGCGCGTTGCCGACCTTCAGGCGCAGCTGGAGCGGAGCAAGACGGAATTTGACGATCGGCTGCGCCGGCAAGCTGCGATGCAGCAGCGGATGTTGGAGCAGCAGAAGCACCAGATTCACCAGCAGTACATTGCAGCCAAGCGCGAGGCGGCAGCGTCCGGCGATCTGGACCGCTACGACAATCTGGACCGTGGGCATGCGGCTGCGCTGCGCGAGTTCGACGCTCAGCACACCATCGACGAGCCGCCGCCGACGCCGCAGGCCCCTATCAGCACACCGCCGCCAGAGGTCAAGGCGTTCTTCGACAAGCATGCGGGCTGGTGGGGCAAAGACAACGCGCTCACCGAGGAAGCCATCGCGCTGCATGGCGTGCTGCTCAAGACCCGCCGAGACCTGAGCTTGGCCGACAATCTGGCAGAGGTCGAGAAGCGCTTGAGCCGCAACAATCCCGAGAAGTTCCCGACGCGCACACCGGCACCAGCGGCCTCGCTGGAGGGCGGCAGCCGCGCGCCGGCATCATCCGCACCGCGCGGCAAGGGCTGGAATGATATTCCGCGCGAGGAACGGGCCGGCGCCGAGCGCTGGATCAAGCAGGACGGCATGTATCTGCCGGACGGCGTGCGTCCCGAGACGGCGACAGAAAAGGATCTGGCCATCGCCAGAGCCGCTTACGCAAAGGAGTATTGGGCACTATGACGAGCACGACCGCGACCATCACCGAGGCGAATGGTGTCGCGCACGCGCCGAGGCAGGCGCGGCGCAGCAGCATTCGCGACGAGCGTATCGAGGAAATCCGCGCGCGCCGGAGAAGCCGGGGCGATCTGTCGGACGACCTTCAGTACAAGTTGAGCGTACCCGAGGCGAACAAAGACCCACAGTGGGAATATCGCTGGGTGAATGACTCCGACATGCGTATCAGGCAGCTACAGGCACAGGATTGGGAGTTCGCGCCGCCGGAGACCACGGCAGGCGATCTGAGGGACAGCGGCGTCGGCACACGGGTAGAGCGGGTCGTGAGTGACCGCACTGTGTCTGAGCCGGTCAAGGGCTTCCTTATGCGGAAGCCAAAGGAATTCTATCACGAGGACCGGGCGAAAAGGGCGAACAGGCTCGCAGCAGTCGAGCAGGGCATCGCTACCCCGGCGGCACAGGTCGAGCGCAGCTACATCCCGAGCAGCGGGATGCGCGTCGACAATGGCGCCCGCGTGATCACCACCTGATCTGACAATCTGGAGCTGGCAACATGCCAAACACTGATACGCCCTTCGGCCTGAGGCCGATCCGGCATCGCAATGGCGCTGCTTACAACGGTGCTGCCAATCCGTATTACATCCCGGCATCCTACGCGACGGCGCTGTTCATCGGCGATGCGGTCGTGAAAACGGGGACCAGCAACACGGCCTACGTCGAGGCCGCAAGCGTCGGCGGTTTCCAGCCCGGCTGCCTGCCCGAGATAAACCGTGCGGCGGCAGGCGACGGCAACCGGATCACGGGCGTCATCGTCGGATTCGCGGCGTTGCCGAGCAATCTTGACGTAAAGCACAACCCGGCTTCGACCGAGCGGGTCGCGTTGGTGTGCGATGATCCTGACGTGATCTTCGAGATTCAGGCTGACGGCACTGTTGCGGCGGCTTCGGTCGGTCTCAACGCCGTGCTGATCTACACGCACGCCGGCAGCGCCTTTACCGGCATGAGCGGCGCCGAACTCGACACGACGTCGGACGTGCCGGCTGCGGACGCCAGCAATCAGCTGCTCATCTTGAGGGCCGCCAATCGCGCCGACAACGACATCGCCTCCGCCAATTCCAAGTGGGAGGTTTTGATCAACCAGCACACCGAGGGCCAGGGCACTGTTGGCTCGCTCGGCATCTAACAGGGGGACACTCCGATGGCAGCAATCACTAGCGGGGCACACCCCAAAGCACTCTGGCCCGGCGTCAAGGCGTGGTTCGGCCGCGATTACAAGCGGATCGAGCCCACGTGGTCGACGATCTTCGAGACCGACACGTCGGACAAAGCTTACGAAGAGGACGTCGAACTGACGGGCTTCGGGCTCATCCCGGTCAAGGCCGAGGGCGAGGCGATCCGCTACGACAGCGAAACGCAGGGCTACGTCAAGCGGTACACCAACGTCACCTACGGCATGGGGTACATCGTCACGCAGGAAGAGCAGGATGACGGGCAATACACCGTCGTCAGCAAGCGGCGCGCGTCGGCGCTCGCATTCTCGGCTGCCGCGACGAAGGAGACCATTCACGCGCTGATTCTCGATCGCGCGTTCAGCAACAGCTACGTTGGCGGTGACGGCAAGGAGATGATCGCGACGGACCATCCGACGCGATCGGGCACGCAATCGAACGAGCTGGCGACGGCGGCCGATCTGAGCGAGGCGGCGCTCGAGGACCTCTGCATTCTCATCATGAATATGCAGAACTCTCGAGGGCTGCGCATCCAAGTCAAGCCGAAGCGGCTCATCGTAGCGACGCAAAATCACTTCGTCGCCAGGAAGATCATCGAGACGGATCAGGCGGTCGGTACGGCTAACAAC